CGCCTATCATTATATGCTCTCCACTAAGTCTTTAATTATACCAGAGGCTGGGAATCCTTGGGTTACGTCAGTTAACACAGCACCTATCACATCGTCTGGTGAGAGTGAACCTGACAATATAGCCCCAATACCTGACAACAAGTCATTAGCTTTACTAGCAGCAGGGCCAAGCAGTACACTTGTTGGGTCAACACCCCAGTTACTAGCACGTAGGGGATCGATTGCAAATGAAAGACCACCAATGTAAGTAACGGCAGATAGAAGATGTGCTATTGCATCTTTATCTTCCCACTTCTCTATGTCACCTGTCTTAGCATACTCACGTAAAGCAGATGCCATGATCTGAGTAGCAATCATCATGCCTAAGTACGGAGCAAGTACTGCTGCTTTACGCATCTTCTCTGGAGGAGTTCCATTAGCTATCATCTGGTTATACCAACCCTTCATAACTACGTTGTTAAACACAATAGAGAATGACTTGAGCTGTGCTAGTAGCTTGAAGCGTTCGTCAGCCATCCAAGCAGGTTTCTGTACCATACGAGGGCGTATAACTGTGTCTTCTACTACGTTAAGAACACCCATCTTGAACTGCTCATTGTAATACTTGTCTCGCTTAGAACCTCTGCGATACCAGTTATGAGCTTCTACTATGTTAAGACCAGACTCTGCAAACTTATCACTTATACGAAGCTGCTCGTCTACATTACCTTGTGCGACTGCCTTATCATAGTTAACAAGCTCAGCCTTAAACGCCTTTTCACCTTGAATAGCAGCTGTTATACGTAGAGCCTGAGTAAACTGAGGAGTACCTGTTAGATTAAAGAACATATTCTCTATGTCACTAATCTTACCGCCTATCTCATTATCCCCTAAACGGGCAGCAGCTGTGTTCTTCAAATCGTAGTTAGATATACCTAAGTCTGCTACAATACCTTCCTGAACCAAGTTAGCTGCTTCAGTTTGAGTTAGCCCACGACCATGCTTAAACTGCTCCTTAACAATCTTAGCCGTTAGCTTACCTGCTAAAGTTATAGTCTTAGCTCCCTGCTGCACCTTAGACTCCACAACGAACACCTCAGCCAAGGAAGGAAGAAGGGAGAGTGGTAGTAAGGTTACAGATAAACCCGCTCTAACGGCATTCTGTGCGGTTCTAAGGGTATCCCCCTGACTAACATCTAGGTTACGGATAGGGATACGTTGAGACAGGTTCATCATGTTAGCCATTTCAGCCACCACTACCTGCTCATCAAACGACAAACCCTGAGCCTTAGCATCTCTGATAACTTCAGCAGCTTCCTTGTAGAACAACTCATTATTAGAACCGAACCGCTTAGCGTGGCCTAGCCTCTCTGACATCATCTCAGCATAGGAGTATATAGAGTCCTGAACGCTGCTATTCTCGTTAGTCCAATTAGTCCAGAAGTCTTGAGGAAGTTCAGACAACATACGATGTGTTTCAACAGCGTTCTGAGTATTAACTCTGGCGTTACCTTTACTTCTAACTGAAACTAATCTCTTATCTACAATAGTTTCTGCTTGTTTCTTAGCAGCTGCCTTTTGCTTATCGGTAGTTAGCTTCTTCTTCTTTATTATCTTATTAGTTTCTTTAGTTACTGCTTTATCACGAGCTTTGTTCTGCTTCTCTACAGTAGTATCGTAGTTAGTTATAGAGTCCATACTAGTCTGAGAACCAAAGTGTTCATAACCTTGCTGCTCAATACGCTTTACATACGCCTCTACTTTATCAACAGTTAAGTCAATACCTTTAGCATTAGCTACTTCCATAGCCTCGTTTATAAACTGCTGACGATTTGTTTTAATCTTCTTGTAATCTAATCTACCATACAGAGGCATATAAGTACCTCCTTCAAACAAAGTGATATCGTCACCTAGTATCTTAGAGTCTTTCTTTATACTACCATCTAAGAAAGTAGCAAGAGCATTAGAGGCTTTCTTAGCATCCGCAGACAGAGCAGAGTATGCTTCATTCTTAGCTGCTTTCTCTTCTTTAGTAGACTCTGGCATTACTCTATGACTAGTCACCAAATCAGCGTCTTTAGGTGCAAGCTCTCCAAAGGGAGTAAGCAACTTAGTATACTGAGACTGAAACTCAGCTACCTCTATGTGAACAGGACGTATTCCCTGCCTACGGGCAAAGTCACCAGTTGTCTGTGTAAACTTACCTACAAACTCACGAGCTTTATTAGTAGGTATCTTAGATACAATCTTGCTAGGTACATCCCCTAACACTACACCTAGTGTCCTATTATATAAATGAGCTACCCTTGTATCAGTAACTGGTATTCTTTCTTGAACCTTGGTTACCTGACCATCAGGAGTAATAGTAATTATGCCCTCATCTACCTGATTAGCTAGTGATCGATCAGCAGCTGCTTGACCTTTAGATACAATACTACCGCCTACACCAAAAGGTAAGCCCAACACACCACCAACCAGAGCTTCTACCGCAGACTCTTTCAGAGACTCTTCAACGTCAAGTTCATCCCAGTAGGAAGTAGCATTAGCAGCGGCAAGAGTAGTTGAGAAATCCTGCACACCCTCTGTTAATCCTGAAGATAGGGAAGATATACCCGCAGCTTTAGCTATAGAAGGAGTCGCGTTTGACCTAGCTCTGAGATAAGAAGCATAAGCAGCAGAGTCACCAGACTTAATGCTTTTAATAAGCTCAGGAGACATCTGCTTAAACGCAGGGGATAAAGCCTTAACAAACTTAGTAGCGGCCAGAGGCTCTAACACACCTAAAGCAAAACCAGTACCTAAGTCTGCCATAGAAGCGTTGTATGCTTCATCCATGTCCTCTGCTTTTAAACCGATATCACCTACGTTCATAAGGCCAGAGGTTAAACCACCTGCTACTAACGCACCTGTAGTACTTGATGCACCTACTAGAGTGGCGGCAGGAGCTGCTGCAAGTGCAGGTAATGCAACACCAACAGTACCTGCGCCTCTAGCTACTTGATCCAGTAAACCTCTGAAGGAGAACTCACCCTCTTCATACAGAGGATGTGCCTTCACCCTGTTTACTTCTGCTAAGTTCTCGTTCTTGGCATCAACCATAGCCTGTCCGAATGCGCTGTCTGCGAATCCGAATGCCTCTGCTAGTGATTGACCACCTCTGTACAACAGCGCCTGACCTAAGTCAACTCCCGCGCCTACTTGATCTGCTATTCCATCAGGGCTTTGACTAATGTTACGATCAAACTGCTGATCAGCGGCAGTCCATAGTGCATCAAAGTCTATAGCTTCTGACATTATTTAATTCCCATAAGTTTCTTTGTAGCTCTGTTTACTGCCTTATTTACATTATCTAGTTCAAGCTGACTTCCTACCCATCCTTGACCTACATCAACAAACTCTTTAATCCAAAACTGACGATCATCTGGGGATAGTCCTCGTATGGTTGCTGAAATCTTAGGATTAGCCATCATATATTGAGATATTACTTTCGTGTTTTCTTCATCAGCACCTGCTACCTGTAACTCAGAAGAAAGACCATCCACTGATTCTCTAAAAGTTAATTGGTTAGTAGCAGCAGCTGCGATAGCATTCTTACGTCTGTTTGACTGTTCCCGCATAAGAGCTAATGCTAAAGTTGCATCTTTATACTTCTTAGCTTCAGCTACCTGAGCTTCACCTTTCCTAGATGCAATACCTGCCTGTAGTCCTTTACCTAAGTTAGCCAGAGTACCTTCACCACTAGACGAACCTGCTAACATAGCTGCACCCATAGCCATCAAGTCAACACGCTCGTTAACAGCATCAAACCAGTTATCAGCACCACTACCTTGACCCTCTGATTTATCAAGAGCAGAGGTGTCTTTAAGTTTAGTCTGAATCTTAGCTGTTTGAAGATCTTGAGACTTTTCTTCTGGAGTCTTTTCTTTAAACGTATCGTCTGTTGTACCTGACGGAGATAAACTTCTATTAATAGTTGTGTCTTCACCTAAAGACTTTAGCAACTCTTTTCTATCTTCATCAAACCTAGCAGACCTTTGACCTTGGTTTTGAACAGCCTTGTCTAATATTCTTTGGCGTTCATTAACAACATCTAATTTAGGCTTAGCCTCATCCGCAGTCATCTCTCCTGCCTGTAGAGACTTTACTATTGAGTCCCTACTTTGATATACTAACCCGTCACTATCTATATCTTGTTGAATAGCAGCTGCATCTCTTGCCATACCCATTTCTTTTGTATCTTGCATACCCTGACTACCGCCTACAACATACGAAGGCGCTCTAGCTTTAAATATGTTAGGTATATAATTAGAGATATCAGCATCTGCAATACGCTGTTGTTTATTAGCATCATAAGCCGCCTGTTGTATTGCTTGGTTAGCAGTATTCTGAGCTACTAAAGCCGCGTATTCTTCACGATTAGCTACTGGATCATAAGCTGGCGCTCTTAGATTAGCTAGATAACTTACAGCATCTGCCACTCCTCCTACCCCTTTACCTATTAAGGCAAAAGGACTGTTAGAAGAGCTAAGTATTTCTCTAGCTGATCTTTGATCTGGTACATACCTAGAAGAAGGGGCATTAAAGTCTACATCAAACTCAGAACCGAAAGGTACGTTTTGAGACACCACCGTAGGTAGAGTATAGTTAGGAGATACAGCCCCTCGCGTAACTGTATTTAACATTTGAGGAGTAGCCCCTAACTGTAAAGCCTGATTAACAAGCGCGTTTACTTTAGATTGACTTCCAGTTTTAAATATACTTGGAGCTGCCATTATACACCTACCTTGTTAAACATATTAACTTGCTGCTGTTGCTGCTGTTGCATTTGAGATACCAGCAAAGACTCCAGCAAGTCTGCTTCTCTGTTACGTCTAGGATGTAGCTCGACATTCTTCCACTCGTCAGGGTCACGTAGCTTAGTGATAGCTGGCTGCAAGTCACCATCAATAACTGCCTTCATTGTCTTGTATCTAAGAGCAGCTGCACCATAGTTATGCAGCAGCGATAGAGCCACTGCCTGTTGTTGTGGTGCTAGTGAATCAAACTTAGGGAATGCATTGCGGAGCTTCTGCTTAGACTTCTCGATATGTCTACGAGTAATGTTCATAGCTATCTCAGCGGGGATGTCAAAGTGTCCCAGCTCATACTCAATAGCTAGAGCATCATCACCCTGCTTACCTACGTAAGGAAGCATAGCAGACTCTAAAGCATCAGGTAGTCCCAACGCCTTGTACTCTCTCAAGTCCATCTGACCAATGTCAATACCACCACCAAAGGTTAAACCAGACTTGCCAATAACAAGACCATTCTTCTTTGGTAGATACGTTCTAGTTTCAAAGCCTTCTTGCTGCATTAGAAACTGGATTACTGCGTCATCTTTATTCATCACTTACCTGCTCATTAAGTTAAACTGAAAGGGGCTACAGGAGAATAGTTACCACCTGCTGGGTTAATAGTAGGTAGACTAGAACTTCCACCGCCCATCATACTGCTAAGAAAGTTACCCCCTAAGCTACCACCGCCTGTTATAGGCATTCCTGCAACAGCTAAGCCAGCACCTAGAAGCGCACCGAATGGATCACTAGCGTTCTCAGTGGTTTCCGTTTGAGTACCAGTCATGCTAGACTCTCCTAGCAAAGGACTAGACCCTAAGAAGGAATAGAAGTTTGATAGATTTTCAAGAGTAGCATCACGAGGAGCGTTGAACATACCAATTTCATCCATCAACTCTTGCTGCGAACGTATGGTACGCTGATTACCTATGTCTGCCATCAAGTTACCTTCCCTTTCACCCAGCTGAAGAGCCATAGGAAGTAATCGCTGCGCGTCTAGTCCTAGCTTTTGCTGACCAAGAGCAGATTCAACTAAGGCTGATTGCATGTTACGATCAATCTCACCACCCAGTAAGCCAAGACCTTCTCCAGTCTCACTGCCGCCATACTGCCCTGCTGCCGTACCTTTCTGAAACAAAGGAACAGAACCACGCTGAAATGAAGTACTTGCTTGGTTTAATATATCTTCCATCTGACTTTGGAATACAGGGTTGTTGTTTAAGTCCCCTGCTGTCAGGTAGTTCTGAAGCTGCTGCTGACCTGTATTTATTAAACCTGCCAAAGGCCCATCACTATACTGATTCAGAAGCATCTGCTGACTCGCAGCTATTAAAGGGTTTTCATCAGCAAGCTGTGTCCCTTGATAAATACCTTCAGTACCTGCGTTGTACAGATTCTCTGCACCTTCTAAACCAGTAAGACTAGAAGCTCTAAGCTCTTCGCTTAATCTAGTGTCCTGTTCCGTTTCTGTAGTTGTTGTGCTTCCACCACCGCCAAGAAAACTACCCATCTTAAAACTCCTTAATCATAAATACTCTATTACAAGAATAATCAGGAAGCAGTTTAAGCCATCCTTTCCTACCTTGTATCTCAATTCCATCTAATCCTTTTGACTTAGACCATTCTTCAATAGTTTGCATATACAGTGCAATCCAATCTCTAATATTCTGACCACCACATAGATGTATAAGCAATCTCTGAGTTGCGGGGTATTTAATTAGGTTAGTTACAACAACGCCATCTATATTATCTTCTTCTTCTACAAGCCACATTTGGCTATCACCTTTAATAACCCTAGTCAATATATCTGAAGTTTTAAATTCAGGTACTTTTGCTAAGACTTTATCTAAGCACTTCTTTATCTTATCTTTGTTATTGATAAGTTCATCCATCTCAGTTACTCGTGTGATCTTATACGTCAATTGCTTTACCTGTTACATTCAAGTCTATAGTGTCAAAGGTTACATTAGTAGTGCCTGACGCTAGTGACATCTTAACTGTGATGACCTGCCCTGCATTCACTGTACCATTAGAACTAAAGCTAATAGGTATATATTTAGAACCGTTGAAGTCTAGCGTGTGGTGCGTACCTGATATTAAAGTACCATTAAGGTACAATCCAATAACAGCAGCAGAGCTACCACCGCCATGCCGTTTAACATTAGCACTGAAGGTTAATGTATACTTACTGTCAGACAGGAAAGTAATAGTACCTGCTGAGTGACTAGCCGTCATACCTTCTTCATCTGCACGTACAGTGTCATACGCTGTGATAGTAGCGGGTGAAGTGGTAAGCGCCATAGTAGCCCCTGATGTAGCTAGGAACATACCTGTCTCATGTACCTCACTGATACCACCAATAAACCTAGCGATACGCTGTAGCTCATTGTTTATATATACAGGGTACGCTTCCATATCCTGCGGAGGAGGCAGCGGCATATACTCAAGTCTCATGCCATACCCTCAGGGCTATACTCAATGCTGTATCCAGTTAAAGCCCACACATCATCACTAGCTGATTCAAACCTAACGCCTATGTATCTACCACTCTTACGGAAGTTAGCTTTGTAGTCTTGCCCTATTACAAAAGGATGCGGATCAGACCACGACACACCTTCTCCCTGCCTGTTCTCTGATCCCACATATATGTTTACATCACCCTCACCTGTGAAGTGAGGATAGATAGCGTTAACATACTTGACTCCCTTGTCATCGCCAAAGTCAATACCTTCTCTTTCAGCTTTAGATATGTAAGTAGCGGAACTGTTGACAGTCAGTCCTGTGTTACCTTTGTAGAACTTAGGCGTATCGTACCCAACAATAAACAAAGACTTGTTTGACGGGTTGAATCGTTCTTCTCCCCACGGGGTTGAGTCAGTGTCCCAGTAACCAGAGTCATTGTCCCAAGTAGCAGGGTCAGTTGTTTCATCAGCTATCACACCAGTAGATATATAAGAAACACCTACAATGTCTCTCTCTGACCATGCATCAACTTCCCAGTTCCACACCAATGCTTTATTGGCAGCGCCATTAGCACTGTCCTGTGTAGGGAAGTAAACCCAAATCTCTTTACGAGGTACGTCAGCGACACACTTAACCTTGTCTACATGGTCAGGATTAATCTGGGTGTACAGAGCCTTAGACATCTTGCTGGTTATAACAGACTTCTTAGAAGTACCATCATGTACATAAACATCACTGACACCTACGACAAAGTGCTTGCCGTCAAACTCAGTAACACAATCACGAGAAAGAATACCCGTATCATCACTAAACACTTTCCTGAATGAGAATATAAAGTTACCGCCTATGAACTGCATAGCCCACACTGCGTCACTCTTGTAAATAAAGAAAGTATCGTTGAGCGCAAGCCCATCAATACACCGTCCTGCTGTATCTGGAAGGATGTTATAGCCCGCCTGTACCGCTGGGTCTACCGCATCCCATGAAGCAGGTATACCACCTAGAGGAGCTGTATCACTCCACTTAACCATTGAAGGGAAAGCCTCTGAAGAATCATCAACTATATCTAAAGCAATCAAGTAGTTCTTAAACGGACGCACAACACCTGTAGTCCAGTCTGTAGGCCACGCTGTCAAGTCTGCCATCTTGCTAGAGTTAGGGCTGTAAAACTGAGGAGCATCCTTTCTGTTGTTCATTATCAAAGCGCCATTAAAGATAGAGGAAGTCCACCCATCTTCATAGTCACCAGTGTAGTCTACATCTGAACCAGCTGTCTGCCTAGTTACATTGGCATTAGTGTTACCATCTGTTCTATATATCTTGTCTTCACTAGCATAGAACCAATAAGGTGCATTGTAGTCTGTCCAAGGCACAGCGATAATAGGAGTAACGGCAGGGGTTACAAAGACTGCCTCATATCCTAATGCTCTGTTGGTTCGATGATTATCAAAGTCAATATTACTTACTGAACTCCATATCTCATTAGGTAGCTCATACGGAGACAGGTCAATGTTAACCCCTCGCGGTCTTGATACTTCTACCTTCTTATATGGCATGATTAAGCAGTCCTTTTCCAACGATAGACAACACAGTATGGAGGCATGTTCTCGTGTGCGGCTCCACCGCCAGTGCTGTTTGTAGTAACAGACCAATTTGCCTCGAGGGAATCTGAGCTTGTGCCTTCAATTCTGGGGCCAGAGCTGCTCGATCTGTTAGTATATAGTGGCAGAGAGTCTGTATGCGTATGTGATGGCATTTGAGCTATAGATAATGTTACAGTCTTAGCACCACCAGTGTCATTGATATTATCAAAGTCAGAGTCAGATGCGTTATGACCTACAGTTACTCTACCCGTACCATAGGCAACCCAAGTAGTACCAGTGAAGTATGTTGAGGGGTTAGCAGAATTGGTAGTTTCAAACAAGCAACCAGTAGGATAAACTAGATCATAAATACTAGTAACACCAGATAGTAGGTTTAACTCTGCTGTAGATGAAGTACAGCCATCTAGCTTATTTAACTCAGCTGCTGTAGCTGTCACACCAGAAAGTATATTAAGCTCAGCTGTAGTCGCAGTAGCACCATCTAGCTTGTTTAACTCAGCGGCTGTAGTTGTAACTGCTGCTGAACCAAGACTAGAAAACTGTGTTTTCAACACACTCTTAAGAAGACGTATATGATTATCTCCCTGAGCCTTGCTGTCAGTCCCTAGTGGATTGTTTGACACTAAGTCAGTTATGTATGTTGCCGTTTCAAGTCCCATTATAGCCTCTTAATTATTTACGATGTTTAGCTGTCTTCTTATTCTT